AATTGTTTGGTCTTTTTAGCCATTTTAAGTCTCCATCTGTTTACGTAACTTAACGTATTCAGCAGTACCGGGGATGGGTATCTTAACTTTGTTATTAAAATTCCACATATCCCACCACGTACTGATCCCATCTCCCTCATTCGTATCAGCGTTATACGTATAAGGAAATTCTGGCTCCTTACTCGTCATGAACATCCTTGTCTTCATTGGTTTTCGAGAGCGGCAAGGTCGAATTGCAATGTGCCGTCCTTTTCCTCCCACCTCGTATACTCCCCAAACTTCGCTGAAATCGATTGGTACGCTATTGGGGAGTGTGCCGCCAAGAGCAACAGAAATGAATAGAACTGTGCCTTCGTCAGACGTAGTTGGACTATCTTCATGTCCGATAAACACACAGTGTTTAGCATATTGTCCAGTGAGTCTGAGAACATTTTTCACCAGCTTCAATGTCAGACGGTTGCGGAATTGGTAGCTACCCGGAGCAGGGCGTTCTACCTGTGAGCCTTTTACTAGTGCGCTTGCGATCCCAGCATCAAGGGACTTATCACTAGCATTAGTAATGCTATCAATAATGAAACTATCGTAACGTTGAAGAACAGCTTTAGTAAGTCCAAGCGGCTCTGTCTCCGATTTGAAAGTCTCAGTGATAGCATGTGTATTAGATGAGTAATCGAGAACATCTACATCCTCCCGATTAGCTACACTAGCAGGACCATCGGGGTCGAAGTTAACAATCAGCTTCCTACCGGGTAGTGTGCAAGCTAATGTTGTCTTACCTCCACCCGATGGACCCCATATTAGCGCAGTGAGACGATTACTGCTATTCCCAGCACGACTGATCGTCTGTCCTTTAATGGTTATCGCGTCTTCATTCTCCATCATCAGTCACCTTAGGCAGACAGAGGGGACTATTGCGCTTGGCCCATCCATATCGACGCTTATACTCGTCAAACGCATTCTCCAGATTGCCACCTTTCGTCTGCTTATCGTAGCTACCACCATTAAAGGTGAACATGATCTCAATATCACCATCCAGAGTGCGACCGTTGACGTTAATATCAAAGTCGAAGTAGCTCGGAGGATCTTCGAGATCACTCATCTGGTCACGCATATACTTCACAGCTTCAATGAGACGATCCTCAAGCCTACTGAATACTTCCATTGTCTTTCTCCTTCTCGTTGACTTGTTCAACCTTATTCGCACAAGCAGCTAAACTCATTGCTACATCCCTAGCATCATGAACGCTAAGGAATATCTCTCCTCTTGATACTTTAATAGCAACGTAGGCGTCTTTACTCTTATCTTCAGGGTAGGCTATTCCAATGTCGATACCAACATAGTCTTCGTCGTCATTTTCCTCGCTCATTAGGCGTCCTCTTTAGTTAGAGGATTCCACATGTCTTCTCTAAATTCATCTACAAGCATCACCTCCTGTTCATCTCTATCAATCGTGCAGAATGGGATGAACATACACGGCTGGAAGTATCGATTACAGCTATGTGTGTACATTGGGCTACTCAGTACGTCATCACGATACTTCTCAATTGTCTTATACGTATCAAGCAACCACGCTAACCATCGCTCGAAGTTTTCAGTGGTTCTAGTAACTCGCTCCGCAACAATTCCCCCAATCTCCACGTTACGAGGAAGAGGGATTTGCAGTCCATGCACGACACCGCTAGTGATATTTCGCTTTTCTCGTTCTGGAAGGATATATTTGGCGGCGAAGATGTAACCCGTAACTTGGTGAGACATGTGGAAGGACATAGCCCAGGCATCATTAATACGACTGCCGGTCTTGTTTTCGTGGACTTCAATCTCTCCGTTGTCTGCGTTATCAATGATTGCATCGACTTTTCCAACAAACCTAAATCTTCGAGCACCATGTTCAACGTAGATATTGATTGGTACTTCGATGCCGATAAATCCCATCTCCTTGTCCACGTAAGGTTTCCATGCTCTAAAGTTATAATGTTGTAAGTAAGCTCGACAAGCATCCTCGATATTTTGCAGAGTTCGACGCTTATCTCTTGGATCATCATAGTATCCGCTGGTATGGAGAGCTTCAAGAGAGAAGTTCGTAAGTTTTTCCTCAACGGTGTCACCAGTTCGATAAAGGACATGCATCGTATCAAAACGATCTGCGCCGAAGTGTTCCCTACACTTGTCAATTGCAAAATCTTTATCATCTCCCTCAAATAAGGAAGCATATCTTGCGGCGGCAAATACTTCATGACTTGCACTCCCGGCTTCTAAGGCTAAGTTTCTACCCTCCGCTGTTGGCGTGAGTCCTTTTACATATCTAATCATGCCCCACATAGGACATGTGTTAATTGCAGCACCTTTAGTGTGATCTATCCAACTAAGGTGATCGTCATCTTTAGTAGCTAATCGTATATTATAATTCATCATCGTCTTCTCCTTCTTTATCTGTATCACCTATAGCTTTACGTATAGCTGCTACAGCTTCGTTAATTCGACCGGGATTAACGTGGTATAATGCAGCGATATCGTGTTGAGAGATGCCGCCAATTAGATACCAATAGGCAGCAGATAGCTTCTCATCTGGTGTCAAGTCAGTCTTTGCAACGTGTCCTCGTCTCATTTTACTTCACACCTCTTTAGTAATGCTGCGAACTCTTTATAATACTCATGATACGCAGCCCAGTTCTTTTTAGCTTTATTTGCAAGTTTATGTCCATCTGAACAATCAAGTAGAGTGTCAACTTCGACTGCTGCACGATGAAGAAAGATTAACTTTCCAATTCCCTTCTCTAATTGAGGGTCCATTCGTTGGTCGATCATTGTTCATCCTCCGGTATCTTATTACGTATACGCTCCACGTTCTTTCTTAGATCACTATAACCACTCGCAGTAGCACCTAGCATGTCTATCATCTTATCACATGTACGAGTGAGTTCATTCATCTGTTCGTTCATCGCGCTAATATGTTCAATAATCTCCGTCAGTGTTATAATAGCAGCCTTCTCAGGTCCGAGTTCACGAAAACGTTGCATTATTTGCGTAGTTTTAATCATGCTGCGTCATCCTTTTGATTAGTTTGAGCGCCCTTTGGTCGCGACGGAGGCCCATTTGCTTCCTCCAACTGCAACTGTAACCCGATCACCGTGTTTAGACGATGTTCAGCTTCTGATATTAAGTCATCTGCTTTCGTCAATAGACGCTTATATTTCAATAGCTCCCGCTCCACCTTATCCCTGACGGAACCGGCGGTTAGCTTACCAGTAAGTTTGCGTAGGCGTTCGATCTTGTCACCGATCCGCGCCCTTCGCTCTCTTATATGTATAAGCCAATCGCGGTAAGTTTCATTTGGAATTGTGGTCAGATCGTCGGGCCATATGAAGTTAGTCATTGTCCCTCCGTCATTTTGTCAATTATCTTCCTTGCTTCTTCAAATGCACTCTCAAGTGTCTCTGTAACTCCACTTAGTTCTACATCCATAGTCTGTCTCACTCTGAAGATATATCTTCCACGTATGTCTTTATTTACATGTATCACGTAGTTTTTATAAATGACAGGTCGGTTCTTGTCGATCCGAGTTACCGTCATTGTAGTCTCCGTAGTCTTGGGGGTTTATGTGCCTCGATTGAGGACTTTATACTATATAAAGGTAGTTACAATTAAAAGACAAAAAAGAGGCCCGGTGCGCGACAGGGTTCAGTTACACACCGGGCCAATACTCAATATCACTCACAACAACAATATAGTAGCATAGTATAACCCTTAAGTCAAGTCGATTTCCGTGTTACTTCTATTTTAAGGTATGGAGTAACTACTTTACACTTCTCGAGTATACTTGGCGTTACGTGAGTGATTAGTAGCTCAGTCTTGTACGAAGTCGTCTGCGTTGCTCTACAGAGGGCATCGTAAGTCTTGCCCACATATGCACCGGGGCCATAGGTGTAGATGATGTTCTTAATCTCCTTCTCTCTCTTATCGAGAAGTTTACGCTGTTCAGATACCTCGCCAAGTTCATCTACAAGTCTCTGAACGGCGTTCTTAGGTTCAAGTTTAGTTACCTTAGCCATGACGGCATCTCCATCTATGTTTGCCATAGTACACAGTCTTCATATTGTGTCTCACACATGTACGTTGGTCGCGCTTATACGTATAACGTATATTACGTGGACGACTGCGTGGTAGGACTTCGTGTTCTACTTGCGCGACATCTTGGCGCCCTAGCTGTTCATTGTGATTAGCTGGAGCGACTGAGCGTCGCGATTGTTCTATCGCATCTTCGTCAACAAGCTCACCTTTAGTCTGTACGACTATGGGTATTACACGAACACGTTTAGGCATCTCACTTAATGGTAGCCATCTCTCAACGAACGTA